TTAAAACTAAAAATGAATTTTATATTATGAATAACAATTACAAAGGACAGGTGGATATTTTCGTCTGTCCTTTTTATTATCTGTAGAATAGTAATATTTATTCTATGTGTATATAGATGTATGAATAATATATTTCTTACAGGTTGCGATAGAAATACAGAATGGCAACTACCTTGGTTTCTAAATAATTATTTTAGAAACAATAGTACTCCCATAAGAGTAGCTAATTTTGGTATGTCCGAAGAAATGTTGGATCACCTTTCGTCCATCGACGTTGATGTGTATATTCCATACAAAGTAGATCAAGTTGGAAAGGGTCTGAAGGGTTGGTTCAAAAAACCTAGGACTATATACGAGGCAACATATCCAAACAAACTAGTTTGTTGGTTAGATACTGATTGTGAAGTTGTTTCTGATATAAGTTCTATATTTGACTACTACGTAGAGGATAAGATTGGTATGGTACAAGATCGACCTTGGTCCAAAAGAAGACCCGATAATGGACCTTGGTACAATAGTGGTGTTGTACTTACCAACAGAAATTGGAATCTGAGAAATTGGGTATTGGCTTGTGAAAAAAAACCTATTGAGGGTGATCAACAAGTCCTACATTACTCTATGTCGGAAATAGAGAAGATGGGGGTTATGGAACCCCTACCCCATAAGTTTAACTCTCTTAGATTGGATTATGTGGACGGTATAGAGGTTAAAAACCCTCTTATTATCCATCACACCGGAAGTAAGGGTAATGATAAAATTAGGAGTATGATGTTATGAGTAAGTATTCTGTGTTATTTTGTATTTTTATATGCGTTTGTTTTGGTATTCATTACAAGTATTCTCAATATAAAATAGAAACATTAGAAGAGAAAATCTCTATTCAAGAAAAGACTATGGGGACACAAAGAAAGACCATAGAAGCATTAATGATGACAACTGACAAAGCAACAAGAGCTTACAATATAGTACTACAGAATAATCGAAGAATTGGAAAGGAAAATAAATCATGTTCAACCAACTATTCATAGGGATAATACTGATTCTCGGACTTGGGTCTTGGTGGTTGTATTCTGAGAATGAAACATTAAAAGAAAACGCAGTAAAATTAGAAACTGCATTCGAAGAACAAAAAGAAACTATAAATGTTCTCCAAAGGTCCTATGAGAAACAGGGAGAATCTCTCACAAACCTACAAAGAAATTATAGCCAAATAGAACAGGAGAAAGATCAGTATCTTGCTATATTTTCGAGACATAATTTTGATAAACTTTCACAGGTAAAGCCGGGTCTTATGGAGATAAGATTTAACAATGGAACAGCAGAAGTATTCGGGGATATAGAGAATGACAGTAAAAAAATTAGTGAGCTTGACGCTCCTGACACTCCTTAGTGGTTGTAGTACTCTCCAAAATATGTTTGGGGAGAAAGAAATTCAGGTTATAACAAAACCTGTAAAGATTGAGATAATACAACCGACGCTACCGAGACCAATTCAATTGGAAAATCCCAAGTGGTATGTTGTATCTGAGGTTGTTGTTGCGAATCCTTGTAAAGCTACATTATCATTTGATCCAAAGAGATTTGATGATAAGGGTAACGAGAGATTTAAAAGACCGAAAGATTGTGACATGGATGAGAGAGAAAATCCCAGTTGGCCTGTGGGTTATACATACTTAGATAGATTCTTAGACGAGATGAAAGATAAGAATGATGGTAAAGTTGTGTTTGTCGCTATGACGGTTGGAGACTATAAAATGATGTCAACCAATACACAAGAATTAAGAAGATACATACGAGAGCTCGGAGAAGTGATTGTATATTATAGAAATGTCACTATTGATGACAACATAGAAGAAGAAGGTGGAGAATAATAATGTATGAATACAGTGCGAAAATTATTAGAGTCGTTGACGGTGATACTGTGGATGTTGACATTAATCTTGGTTTTGGTGTCGTTTTTGCTAATCAACGCGTTAGGCTATATGGTATCGATACTCCTGAGTCGCGCACGAGAGATCCTATCGAGAAAATCTTTGGAAAGACTGCATCAAAGTTTCTTACAGAGAAATTGGGGGAGAAATGCACACTCCGCACTAGACTGGACAACAAAGGAAAGTACGGAAGAGTCCTCGGAGAATTTGTTGTCTACGATCACGAAACTGATTCAGAAATGACAGTAAACAATATTATGATACGAGATCACTATGCTGTCGCATATTTTGGTCAATCTAAGGATGACATCGAAGATGAACATCTGGTAAATAGAGATTTATTGATGGAGAAACTCGGTCTTCCAAAATGCGAAGACGGAGAATATACCATGTTAGCTGAGAAGATGGGTCTGTAATGAGAGTTAATGTTTTAGGTAATGGTGATTGGGCGGATATCTTTCAGAGAGGAACTGAAGGTAAATTGTTAGTATGTAATATGCCTCCAATGCAGTTAACTAAACAAGAAGTATACGCTAGTTGCATGGTAGACTTTAAGATGATGGCTGCCTTGCAAGAGGGTAGTGTAAATCTAGGAATGTATGATTGGATATTAGGGAACAGACCTAGAAGGTGGATGGAACAAAATCCAACATTCTACTTAAAATACTCTCAGAATATTAAGGGATTTTGGACACATGTTCCTCCATATGCACAACTGCCGGGTCACGCTAAATCTCAGGCAGCGACCAACTATAGTTGTGGTCATATGGCAGTAGATTATGCCTGTAGAAAGATGCGAGCAACCGAGGTACATCTATATGGATTTGATTCTATGTTTGATCTAAATTTAAGAAGTTGTACAGATCTGGTATTAGAGTCCGATAGAAGTTCTTTAAACACTCACAGACTCGCCACAAACTGGAGACCTATCTGGTCAAACTTTTTTAAAGAATTTTCAGAAATAAGCTTTACAATTTATCACAGACATGATAAAATAAAGTTTCCTATTGGAAAAAACGTGAAAGTAATTGCTACTAAAGAGGATAAAAATGATTGATATTATGAAAGAATTTGCAGAAGATAATCTGCCTAAAGTGAAGAGTTTTATTGAATATACTTTACACGACTTTAAGAACGTTTGGCTATATAAACCAAACGTCCTAATTTGGTGTGCAGTCGCTTTTATTTTAGCATTAATATACTGAAATAATACGATCCATTAACATATACTCTTCCGGTCTACCACCAGAAGATTTTATATCAGAGTCCCATTCGCTACGATTTGAGAAGACTGTAGTCAGGGATTCTGTGTTGTCTTTCTTTCTAGCCAGAACAAATTTCTCAGAATCTCCCTGATTGTAGTACATATCTACTAAATCAAAATCCGGAGTACATATCGGAGAAAAACATTCTTTTACCGCAATCTCTGCGAAAGCTCCGGCATTCTTAGGAACACCCAAGAAAACTACTGCATCAAACTTTTCAGTGTTTGGCGGAAGACTGACATTCCACTCAAATTTGTCCATTCCGTGACGGTACTGTTTATTGCTTTCTATAGTACAATATCTTAAACCATTGTTCCTATACATGGAATGCATTATTCCTCGGTGACGACTTTCTGATGGACTACAGACCTTTATTTCGCCTTTGTATCCAAACATTTTCCACACCATAGGAATGAACTGTAATACTATGTTGGGGTCCGATACCTGATCTAAATGAGCTCTTTCTGGGGCCATAAGATCCACATGCCGAGCGGCATCTTCAGGAAGTAACCAAGATGTCTGTCCGTCATTAAAATGACCAACAAAAAGAATATTTTTATAATCTTTTGTTCTTAGGAAGTTACAATACATCGGACATCTTGATAGAACTTCTTCCACAGTATTTACCCTGTTAGAAGAATGACGAAGATAAAGTTTATTGTTTTTTATGTTATCGTTTAACTGTCCATTTAGGTTACGTGACATCTCTTCTTTCTCATGTCCCATAACATACTGATAGACCGGACCGTTCTCGTTGGTCTCTCTTAAAATTGTTTCGTCTTTTGTATTGAAAAACATTTATTAATTTCCCTTGTAGATATTTTGGATATAGTTTTCAAATTCTTCGATTTTGTTTAATCGATTAGGCCATAAAATATATTCCTTCTCAGGGTTCTGTTTTAGATTATTGAGAAGAGGTTGGATCGCATTAAACAAACTGTCTAACCGATCTTGTGTAGCGTCCACAGTAGAAGAAACGGATTCCAACTTAGAAGAAGCGTGTTGCACCGCCTCAAGTTCTTCCTCGTTTACTAGCGTGAAACCAAAGTCAAATAATTGTTCTGTCATGCGTATATTTATACAAATTAAACCTTGACTTTTGTTGTTTATGCGTGTATAATGTACTTATTATTTGAATGGGAGCGTATATATGCAACATGGAAATATGAGATGTTACCCTAGTGGTCGAAAGAAATCCTTTAATGCTTGGACTACCAAGAAGAAACCCACCCCCAAATTTGTTCCTATGGAAGTGGTAAACGAACCTTATCGTAGGCCCACACCAGTATACCAATCTGTGGATTGTGGCACTGTGCACACCACAAAGGAAGAGAGATCAGTCTATACTGGTACTCTAGTTAAAGGTATAAGTACCATGCACAAATCTAATATGGTTCCTATTATAAACGATCAGGAAGCTAAAGACCACGCGAGTATGAGGAGGTAGTATGGGACGTTCTCAATCTAAAAGGAGTGGTCGAAAGAACACGATAAAAGACTTCAGTAATCCAGTAGCTAAGAATATGGAGAAGTTTAATCGTCCTTCTACTCATACCGACAAGAAGAAAGAAGCTAAAAAAACGGGAGACTACAAATAAAACACTTGACAATAATGTTTTATTGTGTTATAATGTGTAACATATGTCGATATACGAAGATTCCTATTTATTGGTATGGAATCGACATAAATTTTAATATGGATAAAGTGAGGATAATATGACAGCAACTATTAGTAAGGAAGAACGATACGCTATGATACGACGAGCAGCTAAAAAAGTGCAGAAAGGTCGTAATTTGAAAAATAGTTCTAAAAAACTAACGGAAGAAGTTATACGAATTGATCGTCAAGATCATAAAGAGCGAATATCTTGGAGTGACGCTGGTGAATATGCTAAAGCTCATTACGGTGATATTTACAATGCAAATGTAAAAGAGGAATGGAATTAAGATGGATAATCTTATTGATTTGGGTAACTACCCACGTAATGATGTCGAGTTAATTTCTCGTGAGTTTATGCGAGTAGTTTATCTTGATGTGTGTAAGGATTACGCCACTGAAGTAGAAAAGGAAGATAAGGATGAAGCTGTCATCAAAAACATCGAAGACCTTATCCGATCTATTGAAATGGTTATTATTATGTTAGATGGTAATGATGATTTCTTAAAGTTCATAACTTCTGGCGAAGAAGAATCCGAGTCTGAAGAAGATGAAGAATACGATAGATTTTAATTGGAGATCTGATATGATTGAATTATATGATGATGTTGTACGTGCGTTACAAAGCGGTAGAGGTAACGTAAAATTCATGAAGGTTAATGGAGATTTCCGTGACATGACTTGTACTCTTGAAGAGTCTGTTATTGGAAAACAGGAAGTTGATCCTAATGGAAAGACAAAGGTCAATCGTGAGGTTGTCCGTTGTTATGATACGAATGCTGAAGGTTGGCGTTCGTTTAGATTAGACTCTGTCCTAGAGTTTAGTAGTAGAACCCTAAGTTGGACTAAGTAAGATGCCTAGGAAACCAATGACAGAAGAACAACGTGCAGCTGCGGTCGAGAGACTTGCAAAAGCACGTGAAGCTCGGGGTCACGATGGATCTAAGTCAGTACATGAAAATCTTCGTGACATGGATAAGGATAGTCCTATACATTGGAAGAAGGTGAAGGGTTGGATAACGGAAATACAGACTGAGTTGAAATCAACTAAGGCTAAGAAAACATCCAAGGACAGAAAAGAACGTGCAGAATATATTAATCTGGAAGTTTACCTTTCTAATCTTAAGAAGTATATTGCGAGTGGTATCTACCATGACTCTCGTTATGGTCGACACCGTGAAGGTCGCATGAATACTGTAGTCCGTACCCTAGCATACCATCCAGATGGATTTCCTAAAAGAACAGTAGGATTTTATTACCCTGATCTTGGTGGACAAGTCTGGACAAAGGAGATGGATGATGAGTATCAAAGAAGTAGAAGTCTCGAAAGGAACCGAGGACGAAAACAAGTTTCTGAACAAGAAAGCGTTTAGTAAACTTATAGAGACCACAGTTTTCACAAAGAGACTTAGTTACATGGATGCTATATTACACGTATGTGAGAAAAACAATATTGAACCCGAAGATGTCAAACGGTACCTCAATAAAGCTATTCTCGAAAATGTTGAAGCTGAGGCAAGATCTTTGAATTTCTTGCCAAAGATGAATACATTAGATGTATAAATATAGTAGTAAACGCCAAATAATAGTTTACAAAACATACGATGTGTGGTATAATAAACCACAATACAATTTAATACACTGTTAATACTAAGGAAATATATATGTCTTTTGCAAGTCTAAAGTCCAATTCTATGGACATCTCAAAACTCGTCAGTGCCGCAAACGAAGCGTCTGGCGCAACTCAACAAACCAATAAGTACCAAGACGACCGTATCTGGAAACCCACTGTAGATGATTCTGGTAATGGCTATGCTGTTATTCGTTTCTTGCCTGCGATGGAAGGTATGGATCTCCCTTGGGTTCGATACTGGGATCACGGTTTTAAGGGACCAACTGGTAAGTGGTATATCGAAAAGTCTTTGACCAGTATTGGTCAGAATGATCCTGTAGGTGAGTTAAACTCACGACTATGGAACTCAGGTATTGAGGAGGATAAGGAAACTGCTCGTAAACAAAAGCGTCGGTTACACTACGTCTCTAACATATTGGTGTTGAATGATCCTTCAAACCCATCTAACAATGGAAAGGTCTTTATGTACCAGTATGGTAAGAAGATCTTTGATAAGATTATGGATTTGATGCAACCAGAATTCCCTGGCGAAACTCCAGTAAACCCATTTGACCATGAGAATGGTGCAAACTTTGAACTTAAGATTCGGAATGTTGCCGGTTATCGTAACTATGACAAATCAGAGTTCAAGTCTCCTTCTGCATTATTAGAAGGTAATGAGACTGCACTTACGACTGCATACAACTCTATGCACGAAATCTCAGAATATGCAGATTCTAGTCAGTATAAGTCTTATGATGAGTTAAAGCAAAAACTAGAGATGGTCCTTGGGCTGTCTACTGGTGTTGGTTCAACTGTTAAGAATGAGTCCTTGAGTCAGTCCGCTGAGTCTGCTCCTCTTAAAGCAGTAGGAGAACCTACTATTGTTGAAGCACCCACACCAGAGATTCAGTCTGCCTCTGATGAGGAAGACACTCTATCTTACTTTGCTAAGATGGCCGCTGAAGATTAATTTTCGGTGTCATGTGTTACGAAGAGGGACTCGAAAGAGTCCCTTTTTTTATGCAGTTCTTGTTCCCATAAATGGGTCCATAGAATCGTGTGAAGATAAACCATTACTCACAAAACTAGTACTATTGTTATTAGTATTGTTTGTGGAATTATTGGAGGGTGC